CAGGTTCAGTAACTGCTCGTCCGCTTTCCTCCATAATGCGCTTGACTTCTGCTTGTATCTGATCATTGCTCCATTCTGGATGCAACATTTCAACCTTAGTCTGAATAGATGCCGCCTCTGCTTGGCTGATCGTAAGCACAGCACTTGAGAGCTCGCCCATCGATTCTTGTATCGAGTCAGCGAAGGTTATACGTGGTCTAAATTGAATAGGTGTGTCGCTATTTAGATAAAGTCTATCAACCTGTAACGCAAGATAAAGGATGTCTTCGATACGTGGTTTAAAGTGAGCGGCCTTTTTTTGCTGAGTCTTGAGACTTTTACGCTCTCGTATCCTAAGCGCCGTTCCGCTTTCCGCTCTTCCTTCGATGCTGAGACCAAATGATTGTGGACTGTAACCTGAAGAAGTAATGATCCTATCGAGCAACTCAAGTGCTGTCTGCTGATGTTCCTGTGCTCTTATAGTGAATTGCTGAACGGTTAACGGCGCTTCTTCGCCTGGTGGTCCCATATTCGGAAGTCTCACAAAAACTGTCCTGTCCTCATCGAACATGAACTTTCCGCTCTGGTCGTCTTTCTCAAGCCACTGCGCAGGTACAATGATTCTGCCTCGTGCTCGTCTGATATCATCGATCCAAAGACTAAACGTTTCATCTAATGCATCCATGAGCGGTTCTTGACCCGCAAAGTCTGACATGCCTAAAGGTGATCCTCTGAATAACCGATTAGGTATTCGATTCGGGATGTATCTAACAAGCACGTCATCTATTCCAGTTATCACTGCATCTTGAAGTCCTTCTGTGCTTTCGTGTGAGTCCAACGGAATCCGTCGTCCAAGCGAAGTATCTGATCCTTCGAATAAAGCATTTTCAATAAGTCCTGCTTCTCTGTATTCAATATGCCGCCACACTTTGCTTTGTGTTCGTTCTACTTCTCGAACGAAAGAAACAGAGCGAAGGTCTCCTGCAATGCCGAACGTGGGATATGCGACGTCGGGCTGGCAAATAGTCACAAGCGGTATCGAGTACCATTCGCTATCCCAATCTATCTTGAGGTAACATCCGCCTAACGCTGCAGTGACTTCTGCTGCCGATATCATCGTTGAGATGAAACCCGATTGTTCGATAATCTCATCGAGTCTTTCTTGTGCTCTTTGAGCTTCGCTGTTGCCGTCACTTGCTTCGACAATCTCAATGGTGGGTTCTTCTGAAAAAAGAAGATCAGCCGACACGCCAGCGATATCGCCAGCGATCGGCACGTGGACTAAGGGTCGATTCTCGTCTTCATATATTTTGCCCCAAAAACGTCCTTTGGTTGTGCTCGAGTATCCGCATACGTAACGGTAATAGTTAGCAAGCCGCTCGGTATCTCCTGAATACCATGCCGCCCATTCTTGCATCTTCGCTCGCTCATTATCCCATGCTGTAACGGGAGGCCACGTTGAAACATCTAATATTCTCATTTGTTATTCTCGCCCTCCCTCATTTTGTGAGTATACAATCACATTACTATTTATGTCAACATGATATTAAATATAAATATTACGAATCCATTACCAAGTTATAATATCGTCCTAATCCATTGACTGCATACCGCAAAGCATCAAGACTATGATCATGTTCTTTGATCGGTTTATCTTCGCCTCGTTCTTGTGCTTTCGGATCCCACGCATAGCTTGTAAATTCTTCTTGTAATCCTTTACATGACTTATGTATGAACAACTTTTCAGCCGAAAGTAGCGATGATATTTTTCTAATACCATCAAGCACCGTGTTATCAGCTTGTGCCACTCGGCTTAATGCGGGATATTTTCGTCTCATTTGCCACAAGGCCAACCGAAATGACTTTGCCGAAGGATCGATGAAGATCCATTCAGGTTTTATACTACCAAGCCAATTCACAAAGTCTTCGGCATATTGGACGTCCGTTTTGCTTCGTGATAATTCTGCGCCTGCTTCATGACGGTATTCTCGTAAAACATACAATCTATTGTCGATGCCAATGCCGAGTAAAATAAACGCTGTTGCGTTGCTCGTGCCGTAATCGACGCCTACCCAATATTTCTTAATACTCGGTATATCATCCGTTACGTGTCGTGCCGCATCGAACATATCATATACAACGCCTTCTGCCATGACCCATTGGCCAAGAATATAACGTTGATACCATACGCCTGTATATTCAGTTTTTAGCGCTTCTACGAAATCAGGATCAAGAAACGGATTATCATCCAGCTGAAAATGAAAGTGTTTCAACCATCGTCCATCAGTATTATCTATGAATTGCTTCAGCCAATGGTGTGGTGATCCCGGGTTGCATGTGCCATCA